GTATCCACAGTGGCTGTGGCTGTGGCACCAGTACCATCACCTTGAATTTCTATATTAGCAACACCATATCCATATCCACCAGAAATGATTTTTATAGCATTAATAGTTCCAGGAACAGTTAAAATTTCATTGTTTGCTTGAAGTGATGAAATATTACCTACACTAAGGTCTGCAGACAAAGCAGCACCAGTACCATCACCAGTAACAGATATTGTGGCATCGCTATAACCAATGCCAGCATTTTCAACAGTAACACCAACAATCTGCCCACCATCTAAAATTGGTAATAATTTTGCCTGTGACGCAGAAGTTTGAAAAGAGACTTCTGCTCCTGAAGCACCAATTTCAGTAATAGAAATTTCTGGAGCAGTAGCATAACCAGCACCAAATCTTCTAACCACAGTTCCGCTTGCTGGTTGTCCTGCGTATGTTAATTGAGCAGGAACACCAAGATATAATAATCCAGCAGTTCCATTAGTTACAGTTCCAGTAGTATGTGATGGAACTGTAGAAGCATGTGTTGTACCAGCAGTTGTAACTTTATATAATCTATTAGAAACATAAACAGTGCTATTTAAAGTCAGTGCTGTTGATGATGCAAACGCTGCAGAGTTTACTACTGTTCCAGTAGTATGAGATGGTGATGCTGATCCAAAAAAGCCAGCAGTAGATACAGTATATAATCTATTTGAAAAATAATATTGTTCTCCAACTAAAACTGCTGCTAAAGCAGACCACGATGAACCAAAATGAATATCTGGATTACTTGTGTAATTATCTCCTGGATTAGTAATTGTAACATAAAGAACAGATCCTGTTACAGCATTCATTTTTGCAACACCAACTGCGTTGGCACCACCACCACCAGAGAATGCCACTACTGGCGCAGTTGTATATCCTGATCCATTGCTGATTAAATTAACCTCTCTAACTGCGCCAGTAAGAGTTACTGAATCAACACTCTTTCTTGAAGTATTAGAGTATGTTAAACCAGTTGGTGTACCAGCTGTAGTAACAATAGCAACATCAGCTTCAGTGGTTAAAGTAAATCCTGTTACAGAAGAACCACTACCAGTAATGGCGGAAACTTTATAAGTTGTTGGATTTGAATAACCAGTAATACTACCAGTACCACCAAATGTTCCAGAAATAGCAATTAAATTACCAACTGCTATAGTAGTTGCAGTGCAAGTAAATTGCCCCCCTGTGCCAGAAATAGCAACACCAGAAATAGTTGGTGTAGTCAGTGACACAGTACCCTTAGCTCTAGTTCCAACAAATTTTAGAGCAGTTGTTCCATTTTCTACCGTGCCTAATCTATGCGTTGGTTGAGTTGATGACAAAGTTCCAGGTTTTACTACTTCATAAAAATCAAAATCTGTATTATATAATCTCTGTGCTAAAAATACAGATGACGAACCGATAAAAGCCGAAGCACTTGAAACTGGGTCACCAATATTTAATGTTGGTGTAGAATATCCACTTCCGCCTGCATTAACAATAACAGAAGTTAAAAATGTTGGATCTTCAACTCTACTTCCAGTGCCACTGCTTACTGTAATAGTAGCAGCAGAATATCCAGAACCTTTATTATTAATGATAATGCTATCTAAAGAACCATTTGAATAAAATTGATTGGTCAATGCAGAAATTACTGGAATTTGATCGTCTGATAAAAATTTATTTCTTAAATTAATAGGCACGTTGTACATATATTTCCAACGATATCCATCTGATGTTTCAATTGGAGTAACATCTGTTCCTAATGGTTTAATTGTTGATTGCGCATTATTGTTATTATCAAGACATTTATAGACGTTATAGTCTTCTGTCATTACATAAAACGTACAGTCTTCTAATTTTTGTGCGCCAGAAGATGCAATATTTAAAACAGCTCTTAGATCAGCTCCAGTTCCATTACCACCAGTAACAGTTACAGTGGGAACAGAAGTATAACCAGATCCTTTAGAAACTAAATCAACATCAATAATTTGTCCATCAAAAACAACTGCAGTAAAACTAGCTCCAGATCCGCCACCACCAGTAACAGTTATTGTTGGTAAAGATGTATAACTTGTACCACCAGAAACTATGTTTAGTCCAAGAATTTCTGTTGAATATTCGTCATCATACATATCATATATCGTCCCAGTTGTCCAGTTTCTTCTTGGAATAACAAAAGAAACATCAGAAGGACCAATTTGTTTCATAGTGATAATATCTGAACGAACTAGTCTTTCATAGGCATAGCTATCTACTGGGTACGGAGGATTTAATTCATCACCCCATGCCAAAGTTTTACCAAGAAAATAGTAATAGTTAGAACTTCTAGTTACTACATCTCGATATACACCCTCCGCCAATGATTTGTGCAGAATGGTTTTAATTAGAGAGGATGATGTCGCCATTTACGAACCCTAAACTTAAATTTTAAATTAGCTTACTGTTACAACCCATGTTACAGCAATAGTATCCCCAGCTCCCTTAGTTACAACTGGGAAAGTAGTGCGACAAAGCATAGTACCACCAGTTGAAGCGTTAAATACACCAGCTTCAGTAATAGCGCCATCACCAGTACCTGCAGGGAAAGTAGCAGTGTAAGTAATTGTGTTTGTAGAAACAGCAGAACCTGATAGTGATACACGACCAGTTTGTGCTAAAAGGGCAGTTTGAGAAGCACCTGGAGCGGTAGAATCAGTACCAATTGCCATGTGAGTCATCGCTGCAGGCGAGTTTGTTGTTGCTGCAATTTTAGCAGCGATATGGTTTTTACCAGCAGTAACAACTAAGTTAGGAACTTCAAATTCCTTAATGAGTTCGCCAGCTGCGTTTGTGTGAACGATCTTAACAAGACCAGTTGCTTTTAGTTCTTCAGTAACTTTTTGTAAGTTCATAAAATCTCCTTTAGATTACGGTGTAGTAAATGTTGAGGCTCTTGCGCCTGCGGAATAATCGGAATCATCAAAATAATCTTGGGCTGCATATGGATTTAATGCAATATAACCAGATTCCGTTTGTGAATCTAATGTATCTGTTAGATATTTAGTTGTGGTTATAGCAGGAATGTCTGCTATTGATTGCGACGTTGCTAATGCCTTAGAAAACGCACGAGTGCTGATGGCATCCTGCGTTCCAGAATAAGAAGTCGCTAGTGGCTTCGTGAAAGTCATAACATTACTGTCTGACATTCCAGAATAAGAAGTCGCTAGTGGCTTCGTGAAAGTCATAACATTACTGTCTGACATTCCAGAATAAGAAGTAGATAGTACCTTAGAAACACTCTTTGTAGCACTATCGGTTGGTGTATTAATTGTACTACTTAATACTTTTCCAAACCCAATAGTAGTAATACCAGTATCAACCACACCCTGAGTATCTTCAAGACCAATACCCAAAGATTTGACCAGAGATTCAAGAGCAATACTTAAATCATAGTTATTGGTAATATTAAACTCACCAAACAATGCCATACCTGCTGGGTGTAACATAGTTTTGACTGCAGAGCTATAAGTTGATAATCTCTCGTCAATTTTTAATACGTATGAAAATGCTTGGTAATATTTACTATCTTGAATATAGATAGAGTCATCTAAAAACCCATTGTTGGTTTCAAAATATCCAGGATACTTAACTAAAGCACCCAGATCAATTTCTATAATTGCAGGGTCATCTGAGTTAACTTGAGCATTTCTGTAGCTTAATGAAAACTCTGTTAATAGTGTACCAGCATATGTAGCATCAACATAGTTATAATCAACATAATCAGCAGAGTTAACATATCCCTGTTCATCAAATCCTACAGTTCTATCTAATATATCAGATTCTAATGTATATGATTGAGTGCCACCTTGAGCATAAAGGGAACCAATAGATCTAATATTTCTAAAAGTAAACGATCCAGTATAAGTTCCAGAAATTGGATTTTGATACTGAGAAGGAACACCTACCAATGTTAATGATGTTGTGCTTGCAATACTTTTAATAACACCAATAACCTTTGGAGTAGAATCCGTGCTCCACAATTCATCATCAATTGCTGGTCCACCAGCTTGACCAAAGTTTGTTCCAGAACCAGTAACAGTAGTGCTAGAAGAACTTGCAGTAATAGTACCAGCACCTGCTGAACTATAAGTGCTTTTTTGAACTAATGTAGAAGAACTTGTTGGAAGTGAAGAACTAACACTTGTTACTGAGTTTGATGCTAGCAAACTAACTGCAAAGTTAGAGGTGTATCCAATACCAAATTTAATAATCTCTGCATATTTAATACCACCAGTTGCAGTAACACTAGTCACTTTTAATAAAGCACCAGTGCCTGTGCCAGATCTTAGTTGGAACACTTGTCCAACTCTAAAATTTTTGCCAGCTTGTGCTACTGATATTTTTTGTGTTGCAGGAAGAATAGTTGCTTGAAACTCGTCACGATAACGAATCCTATCTCCTGGACTAACATTTCCAAAGAATTTTTTATCTAAGAAAAATTCATATACCTGTAAAGCTGGATCAATAAGAACAATACGATCGATCTCACCTATAATGTCTTGTCTTCTATCAATAAGAACACGAAGAATACGAGTAGAAGTTTGAATATCAACCAGTTTACCAACAATGTCTTCTGCAGTACCATAATCTACTTTGGCAAACAAAGCGAGTTCTTGATTCCAACGACCATCTGATGCACGAAGCATTGAACGACCTGGATATACCAACTCAACATCTTTTCCAAACAATAATCTGAATAGAAGTTTATAAGAACCTGCAGACCCTTTTGCTAGGTATTGATCCTTAACATTTTGTAATAAAAATCTTTCGTCTTGAGTTATATTTGGTAAATTATATGCTAATTCTTTTCTAAACTGAGCAACAAATGATTCAAGGGTCTGATCAATATCTCTAATTGTAGAAAAATCAACACCTTGTGCTTGAAGATACTCATAGTATGCTTCAACGAAAGCAACAAATGTTGGGTAATCCTCCCTGATATGCTCAGGAAGTTGTCTTGATACGACAGCAGAAAGATTGGTTCTTGACATTATGATCTAATTGATTGGAAGTCGTAGTTGTAGCCTGCACGTAGGTCGCCATTGATTGTTTGATCTGCGATTGCTTCAACTATTAATAATGTTGGATCGATTTGCACAATCTGATTTAAAGCAGAAACCACATCATATGATTCTGGTTTAACTTGCATTTCAAATATGACATCATCGAGAGCAGTAATAGTTAAGTTGCGTACAACTACACGACCAGCTGCATAGTCAATAGTGCCGATCGATGAATCTACAACAACTTTATCAAAGTTTGGACCAATATAATATAAACGAATGTTACCAACAGCATCATCATCAAGATAATGAACAAGAGTGCTATTTGGTATAAAAAATCCAGTGCTGGAAAATACGTCACCTTGTTTACCACCATCTTGAGAGATAGGATTAATTAGGTTTAGTTTATACTCTGAACTGATATTATATACTGGGGCAAACTGACGTCTTACCATAATACGTGATGTATTATTAACAATTGCAGGATCAGCAGAATCAATAATTCTGGATAATTTAGAGAAACGAAGAACACCATCAAACTTTTCTAAATCTGTGTTATTATAATTTAAAATTGCGTCTTTGACAATGGTTTCAATTTGAGTTGGAGTTTTAGTAGTTTCTCTTGGATTATAGTAAACGAAAGATGTAACTTTAACATTAAAGTATTCTGGATCAATAATTTCTGGAGTGATAGAAACAATATTT